AGTTTTGATATGGCAGAATGGGCAGAAACAGGTGGTTCAGATGAAATGGGCGATTGGCTCATGGAAATGGCCGCAATGGGAAATGAAGCACGATTAATGTTATTAGAAACAGAATCTCAAATGCAAGAGATTTATGATGAGCAAGAAGAAGAAAGAATAGAAAGATTAGAAAATTATATTAGTTTGCAAGAAACAATAGCAGATACTTTAAGAGAAAATGCAGAAGAAGAAGTTAATATACAAAAAGAAAAATATGATGCACTAAAAGAAGCAGATGATGATTACTTAAGTGCACTAGAAGATGCAATAAATAAACAGAGAGAGCTTAGAGAACAAGAAAATGCATACGAAGATTTGGCACAGAAAGAAAAGAAATTAGCTTTACTACAAAGAGATACATCTGGAGCCAATGAAAAAGAAACAAAAAAACTTGAAGAAGAAATTCAAGATGATCGTCAACAATTACTTGATGATAAAGTAGATGATATTATTGAAAATCTAAAAAGCACATATGAACTTCAAGCAGAAGTAAGAGATTTAGAAATAGAACAAAAAGAAATCGCTTTAGAAGAAAAAAATTATATCAGTGAAGCTGCAAATATTTTAAGAAATATGACTGGTGGTTCAGATATTATTGCTTGGATGATTGAGAATAATAAAGATTGGGATACTTATACAACAGAACAACAAGAAAAGTTTATTAGTGAATGGGAAAAATTAGGCAATGATTGGGCAACATATCTTGCGCAAGAGGAAACCGAGTATAATGATTTTTTATCTTTGAGCGAGACAAATATTCAGGCTTATTTGAACAATACTGCATCTGCCATTACAGATTCAATTGATAGGATAAAGAAAAATGAAGAAGCAGCACAAGCAGAGAGAGAAAAAAAAGCTCAAGAAACTATTGATAATATAAACAATATATCTGATACTGCATTGAAGGCTTCTCAAAAGATTAAGAAAGCAATGCAGGGATTAAATGATGAAGAAAATGTTGAGAAAATAAATTATAATAGTCTTACTAAATCAACCTTAACTGGTACTGCTCGAGATGAAGCTTATAAATCTATGTACAATGCAGCGAAAGGAAAAACAAATTTATCGGAATTTTTAAAAAATTATAGTTCAAATCAAGATTTAGCATCTCAAGCCTGGCAAGCTGCGCGAAAAGAGGAGGCAAATTCTTATTCTCATGGTATACTTTGGCCAGATGGAACTATTTCTCCTCATGAAACCGCACAAGTAGCAATAGATTCAATTGAAGAAATTTTAAAATCAACTCCACAGAATGGAAGAGACGGTCAATTAAAGATGTGGGCAAATACTGACAACTACCAAGTATTTAAAAAAGGTGGATTTGTAGACTATACTGGTCCTGCTTGGGTAGACGGCACTCCCAATAAACCTGAGGCATTCTTATCTGCTGAAGATACTGCTCGTATTGGCGCCGCCGCGAAACTTCTTGCAGATTTACCAATCTTTAATACTACATCAAATGCCGAAAATGCTGTTTCTACAAATATTGGAGACACCTCAATCGAAATTCACATTAATGTAGAGAACATTAGTGATGATTATGATGTTGATCAAATGATTGAGCGAGTTAAACAAGACATTGTCGATGTTGCAAAACCAATTGGCACATCAGTTATCCTAAATAAATAAGAGAAACAGAGTATAGGGGATTTCTCCCCTATACTTACCTTAAAAGAGGTGAGGTTAATGAGAGATTTTACTGGCTTTCGTTTTGGCAATATTCATTCAGAAGATTTGCATTTGATAGTTGTAAGTTCAAGTGATAGATATGAGAAGAATTTATTGCCTGAAAATAAAGACTATTCAACAGAAGTTCCTGGTGGTAATGGAAGTTATTATTTTGGTTCAACTTTTGGAAATAGAGAATTTAAAGTTGAAGTAGCTTTTGATAGTGTCGATGAGAAAACATGGCGCCGCATTAGTAATTTATTTGCAACAGATAAATTACAAGATTTAGTTTTTGATGAATTACCTTATAAAACTTATCGAGCAAAACTTAAATCTAAGCCAGAATTTAAGTGTTTATGCTTTACAGATAGAGACACTAAAAAGCGAGTATACAAAGGGGAAGGAACTCTTAATTTCATTTGTTATCAACCTTTTGCATATGGATTTAATAAGTATGTTATTAGGGCGGCAGATGAGTATCAATTACAAGTTCCCACATTGTCAAATTATGATGATAGATTTGAAAATCCTTATGAAAAACAAGAACAAAAGATTTATAATACAGATACCAAAGATCACTATAATGTTAATAAAAATATGAATACTCCTTGGAAAGGTGGCTATCCTACCATTGAACAAGTGCGTGCAGGCGAGCTTTATTTTAATAGCCCAGATGGTAAAAAAATTATTGATGTAAGAGATTATTTCCGCAATGTTCCAGAGTGGGCGCCAAGTAGTAAATTATTGGTAACACCTACTTTAGACTATGATCAAGATTTAATCTTTTTATCTCAATACTCAAAAACAAATTATATCAACATGGATACAGGACTTAATCAGGAAAATGCTTTAATTGGCAGTAGATTATTGGTATATAACCCAGGAGATTTGCCTATTGATTTTGAGTTAAGAATGAATAACATTAAAAGAGCATTTAATACTTCTCGTGGTGAACATTTTCAAATCAGACGTTTTAACGTTCAGCGTCTTCCTATTGCCGCGGCAGTAGATTGGACTGGATTAAAGACTGAAAATGAAGCTGATAATATTGCTTACAGATATGGTAATAAGTACTTTAAAATTGCACAACCAGGAGAAGAAAGTGAGGATGGAATTAAGTCAGTTGAATTATTGGAGCTAAAAGAAAAACATCCTAGCCATACTTTTATTGCAGAGCCAATTCCGAAAGAAAAACTCGGTCATTATATAAGATTATTTTATTGGCAATCTTCTTTAATTCCAAATAGTGGAATTGACTTTGAAGAAGGAGTCGAAATTGCAAAAAGATATGAAGAGCTTTATGATCTTTGCATAGATGACTATGAGAAATATGAATTATATTGGAAGACTCTCAAAGAGCAAATCCTTAATAAATATCGTAGTTCAACGGTTTTTGAAAATAATCAAGAAAAAATTGATGATTTTATTTATAATTATATCCATATGCCGCCGGAATTCATTCGCAAAAATCCTGAGTTATTTTATGACCAAGAAGAATTTAATATCAATATGATGCCGAACTGGTATACACAAGATTTCTTTGACATTAATACCGAAGGCATTGAAAATATAACCCTTTTCCTTGACTCTGAGAAAAGAATGTTGTATAATATAATTAACCCAGAATATAAAAAAGATAATATTGAAACATATAAAAATTGGTTTGATTATAAACCTTCAAAGAAAATCTTTAATGACAATATTGAGAAAGGTCATTGGTTTAAATTGCCGCCCGGCTGGTCATTAATTGAAATCACACCAATTTGTGACGAAGATAATTGGGGAGGTAAACGATGGCTGGATGCACGCTCATTTGATTGGGGTTATGGTAGCGACAACGGTGAAAAACAACCTATACAGGTACTCTTTGATAATGTTTATAAAATAGCAGAAGCAAAATTCTTAGAAGAATCTGGACTTGAAAATTTAAATCTAAGAACAGATGATATTTATCAAAAATACGGAATCGGCTCAGATGGAAAATATGTGGATAAATTTGCATATGAGTTTTATCGAACTAAAGAAATTCAAAATGAATATAAATTTTTGAAAACAATACATGAAATATGGAGATTACAAAAAGGAAATCACACTATTAATGGTATATCAGTTGAAATTAAAGGCACAATAGAAGAATGGTGGTGGTATGCTTGTAACTACATTTGGGCAAACTTCCCGCCTTTATATTGGGGCTATGCAGATATATTAAATAATGCACAGATTAAATATACTCCATTATTTTATTAAGAGGTGAAAGGAGTGGCTATTCTTAAAAAAGAATATGAGTTAAGTATCTGGAATGAAGAATTGAGTTCTGAAGGTATTAAGACTGAGAAAAAAGGAATGGTTATTGGCGCGCACGACATGGATTATCTGGGTCGTGCAACCAATATTAAATTAAAAAGAGAAATTAAGGGTACAAATACTTTAACGTTTGATATGCCAGTAAAATATTTTGATTCACATCTTGGTGAATACGTAAAAAATGAATTTATTGATGACTTATATAATGAGCAAAAATTAAAATTAAATTATAATGGGCGCTGGTATGAGTTTTATATTAAATCTATTGGTGAAAAAAAACAATTTAAATCAATAGTTAAATCATTTACTTGTCAAGATAGTTTTATTGATGAGCTGTCTAGAACTGGATATGAAATTTTAATTGATGAACAGGTATATAATAGTGTAGATGAAATTACACCTTTTATGGAAGAGATTTTAGAAGACAGTATATGGGATTATCGAGCTGATTTTAACTGGGGAGATTTTACAGAATTTAAAGAAGAAAGATTTTATAAGATTCCTCTCGAACAATTCGGCGGCAGTATAAAAGGCTATCCTATAAGGCTGTCTATTAGTATTTCTGATCTTAAGGCAGAAGAATATAAGAATTTATCGGATAAAGAGAAAGAAGAGAAACTTACTATCACAAATGTATATACAAAAGAAAATAGGTCTTTAGAACTTGGAGATGATTTATCTCATCAATATGAAATTTTTTGGGATCCGCATAATAATAGTAATGGTTTTGATCTATTAAGCGAAGGCGCGGAGGAACTTATAGGCGGATATATTTATGTTCCTTATTCAGATTTGTCGTTTATTTATGGTTCAATTTATGAAGATCCATATAAATCCACAGAAGAGCCTGCAACTTATGGTCCATATGGTACGCAAAAAGGCTTTGCTTTACAACCATCTTCTAAAGATTCAACAGATTTTATTCAGTTTATTTATTTTAAAGATGATGATGAAGTATTAATTGATGAATCTGGAACTATTGCAAACAATAATTGCCATTATTTAATTTCTATTGAAGATTGGAATAATATGCTTAAACAGCAGTTTAATGGTGAGGCGGCAATTCACTGGACTTCTCCTATGATTGAAGAAGCAAATGGAATTACCGAGACAGAAAAATATAAAACAGCAATTGATGGCGAAATTAAATATACAACCAATGCGCTTCCAAGTTCTTCAACAATTGATGATTTTACTTGGTATCCAGTTTATTATGAGGGTTATCTTTCTGAAATTAATGAAACAGAAGTGTTTGCTGCAAGAAAAATTTCAATTACTAATAGAACAGAATTTAATTTAAAAGCAGAGTATTATACTACAATTTATAATAATGATTGGAAAGATTATTCGTCACTTTACTCAGAAGAAATTCCCAATGAAGAAATTGACTTTAGAGTACAGTCGATGGAAGAAACTCGTATTATAACTCCAACTCTCGCAAGAAATCTAATAACAAATGGAACTGAAATTACATCTAACGATGGATGGGAAACTTTAGTTCAAAATGATCAAACAGAATATAATACTGGCTCTTATGCAAATCTGCTTGAAATATCGGTAAAAAGTACAACCCAAAATGACACAAGCTATAATCCAAATGGATCTGTCATTGATGAAGAAATTAGCGACTATTATTTAGAGCTATTAAGTCCGAATGTTGATAATTGCAATGATTTTGCGGCGGAAGGAAGTGTAGTTGGAGATTATGCTCTAAATTTTGGATTGACAGAATTGGAAAATGGCATAGAAAAAGATAAAGTTTATGCGATAAGAATTTGTACTGGTGCGTGGGTTGTTGATGATTATACTATTGTTTTTAGAACAAAAGACGAAGCAGGAGAAGATATTGTTAATAATAACTGCACTGAAAGAGATGCTCAAGATTATGAGAATGCATTGATTACATATAATAATGCATTAAACAGTAATGAGATTGGTTTGACTATAAATGACACCGAACAGGAGTTTAAAGATTTATTGCTCTCTTGGATTTCTGATCACGATGCCGCGACAATAAGTCAATTTGAAAAATGGATTAATGTTTATACAGATAATGATTGGAGGTATTTAGTTGGACGTATTAATGATGAAGAAACATCTGAATACCCTATTTTAGAAGATAATGCTCATGAAAGATGGAGTTCTCAATGTATTTATAAAAATCAATCTTTCATAAAAAGTTATAACACTGATTTGGATAGAGTTTATATCGCACAAGGTTCTATTGATATTAATGGGAATTATGAATTGAGTGGTATTAATAATAATGGAACTGATTATATTAGTTTTAAAGATGTTTTTGAGGTTGCAGAAAATGTTTCTTGCGTTGGACGCGATGGTGTTTTTGATAAAAAGCAGGTATTAACAAAAACTTATTATCATAATAAAGTGAATGGTAATTGGATTTGGGAAGAAGCTTTTTCTAAAGAAGATTCTGTGGAAGATAATGCATTTTTACTTTTTAAAGCAAAGACAAATATTAAAAATCCTTATTTAGGTATTTACATAGAATCACAAAAAATGCAAGTTTCAATTGATAAATGTCAAATTTCATTATATAAAGAAACAGATACTAATGGAATTAAATTTGAAACGTTAAGTATTAATGAAAAAGATGGTAAAGAATATTATGTAGAAAATGCTGTTTATAGAATTTATGAGGCAAATTCCAATAATTTTTCTTCTGATTATCTGAAAGAATTGGGGCTAATTGATGATAGTGGAAATGTTGTTACTAATCCTTCTCTAAAAGAAGATACCTTAAATTTTAAAGACGGTTATTTATTAAATACTGCTTCTCCAATATGGACTGCTAATTCTACTAGCGCAATTCCTTTATTTTTCACGTTAATGGAAAATCCCATTGTAAATGAAGAGAGAATAGATAATAGAAGTAATTTATATGTGTTATTTATCAACGATATTTATTATGGTGTTTTCTGGTTGGAAAAAAATAAAGATGGGGGCGATGAATAATGGCGGATGCTTTAAAAAAGATAACATTAAGTATAAGTAATTATGATAGGTATACAAATAAAAGCGATTTTGAAAATATTAAAAAAGACGAAATTATTTGTTTGGGAAAACCTATCTATACAAGAAATGTTTTTAAATCAAATAAAATAACTGAACAAAGTAATAGAGTTATTCTTTTTATTCGAGCAGATAAGGATCTTTCTCAAGATTATGACATAAAAACATCAATTAGTTCGCGATATTTATCTGCATATAATGAAGATAATGGGACTGGAGAGTTGTATCGACTTGATGCCAATGGTGGCGCTTCTGATTATTTTTTACTTTCTTCTTCTTCAAGAGAATTAAGTACAAATGAAGCACTTTATTCAGCTGTAAGACAAATTGAATCAATATATTATAATATTATTGTACAGAAAAAAACAAAAGGTGTTTATTGGTCTTATTTTGATGAAAAAAATAATTTTCAAGGTTTATATTGTCTAGAGCAATATGTTAAAGGTGCGCCGGTCACAACATTAGATGAATTAAAAAGACTTGCTGGAGCAGATTCCAACAATGGTAATGGCTTCTTCTTAAATGCTGGCGTTTACCAAGATGGAAAAAAATTAACTGATAAGAATATATATTTTGTTATTCAATGGGATCCAAAAGCAAAATTTTCTACATATGGAACGGGACATATTACATCAATTGGTTTTGATGGAGATGTTTTAAGTGATTTAAAATCAATAACAGCAGAATCTAATCCTAAAAAATATATTTTTGGTAAAATTGATCCATCTGTGACTTGTGGCTATAAATTTATAAAAGGAGGACAGTCTAGTCAAGTTTCACTTAATGATATAATTCAAGAACTAGAAAATGGAGAATACCCTCTTAATAATAATAGTCCTACCAATCAAGATTATGGAGATAATAGCATTACAGTAGAGAAAGATCCAATTACTGGTGTTCCTACAAATACTACTATTCCTAGAGAGTATATTACTAACTTTTCCGCATATAAATTAAAATTTCGCGGCGGTATGGATGAAAGACAAATTGTTAATGATTTTTTTGACAATGAAAAAGATAAGTATGATATTAACAAAGATACCTTAATTATTAAACCAAAAATACATAAAGAACAGTTTAGTATTTCCTCAAAAATGATTCTTACTGATACATATTATTCATATTTAAAGATGAATGATACAGTTGTATCAATTGAAGAGTTTTTTAAAGAGTTGGACTCAATTCTTGATTTAAAACTCGGTAAGGGAGAAAGTGGATGGAACAGTGGTCACTCTCCTATATCAGAAGATAGCTGGGAAAGACTTCCTATGACTGCATGTGCAGTATTAAAAAAGGATTATGAAATAGTGATAAAAAATAATAAAGAAAATAAACAAGAAATTACAATAGATGACTTTAAAGATTATAAAAAATATAGTTTATCAGAATTTATTCTTAATGAAAATAGAAAAGATTATTATCTTCTCTTTTTTGATGTTAAACAATTTGAAACTGGTTATATAATGATACTTTCTAAGAATAGAAGTCTACAGGCTTTTCTTGAGGCAATTAATCCTTTTATTATTTATAAAAATAAAAAATCTTACAATTGTAATTTAAGTTTTTCTCAATTGAGAAATTCTCTTAATCTTTACTCTTTAGAACTAATGGAAGCATATACTCGTGGTCACGATTTTATTCAAGAAAATTATACTACCGTTAGAGCTAAAGAAATAGATAGCAACAATAAAAGAGTAATGTCTTATAACGATAACTATTTTACATATAAATATTCTGGTCGAGATTTTGATATAATGAAAAATAATTTCACATTTTCAAATGGCATCGCCGCCACACCAGTAAGAGAATGTGATTTGTTGCTAGAAACTGATGTAACTCTTGGTGATGCATATGGACATAATAAATACTTTATTGAATATATTAAATATGGAAATAATGAATATAAAGACACCTTTAAGATAAAAGATTATTTAGAAGCAATTGACGCAACCAAATACACCGAAGATGATTTAAAAATTATTACTTCATACATTGATTTAAATCATTGCGAGTATTATAATCCGCTTTCTGCAAAATTTGAAAATGGATGGAGCGATTGTTGTTACGGAACAAATGGAGAATACAAGAAAGAGTGTGTTTATCAAAAATTAGGATATTGTCCTTATCGTTTTTCAACGGAAAAACATCCTCGTCGTATTAGAACTTTGGCGGCGGAAAAATCAAATAGATTTAATATAATTCAAGAATTAAGCAAGGTCTTTGAAATTTATCCTCAATTCTATATTGAATTTGATAAAAATGGAAAAGTAATTTTAGACGATAATGGTAAAATGAAGAAACATGTTTTCTTCATTACTGAAAAAGGAAATATAAATCAACTTGGATTTAGATATGAGAAAAATTTAAAAGACATATCTAGGACAGTTGATTCATCTGCATTAACAACAAAACTTTTCGTAGCAGATGTTGATAGCGAGCTATCTAAGACCGGGCTTTGTTCGATTCAAACCGCAGAAGATAACTTATCAAAAACATCCTACATTTTAGATTTCTCATATTATACAAAAATGGGAATACTAAATGCAGAAAAAATAACAAGAGATTTATTTGGAATTGAAGAAGGTGACTTTGCTTTCTTGCCTACTATTGGTTATTATAATACTCAATATGATAAATTAAGTAATTTAATAATTAATTTAACGGGAGAGACGATGACACAATTAGAAGCTGAAAACATTACAAATATTGAAGGAGTTACAGCTTCACTTGTTGAAAAACAAAAAATAAGTCAGCAGATGTATCAATTTAAAGTTTCTTCTTATAAAGATGGAGAACATGAATATACAATTTCTGATACCTACAAAAATTACTTGACAAAAATGAAGGAACAATCTACAATCCTCTGGGGATTAATTGAAACTTTATTCTTTACTGGAGATTATTTCACAGATGCTAGAAATCCAGAATCGCCCGTACAAATAAGGATCTCAGATGCAAGTGATTATTTTGGCGCGCCGGCGCAAGATAATTTTTGCAAAGGGGAATATTTCTGGAGACTTTTCATTGATGGATTTGAAGATTCAGATTATGTTCCTTATTTTTCAAGTTGGGAGAAGTTCAAAGAAGAAATATTGGATAAGTATTTATACCCAATAAATGGTAAGGTTGGCCAGTATGCAGACATGAAAAAGCAAGTGAATGTCTGGAAGAAAGAACGTGCTAAATGGTTAAATAAAATTAATGATATCTCAGAAATTTTTTATAAAAAATATGAGCCATTCTTAAAAGAGGGCACATGGACAGACGACAATTATCTTACGGATAATGAGTATTATTGGGCGGCGGTAAGTGTATTGAACGATTCTTCTCAGCCTAAAATTACTTATAATATTAGCGTTATAGATCTAAGTACACTAGATAAAGACTATAATTTTGACGTTGCAGATACCTCTTATGTTGAAGATATAGATTTCTTTGGTATTAGTCAAAAGACAGGCTTACCTAATAAGCAAAAGGTTCTTATTTCAAGTGTAACCGATGATTTGGATAATCCAATGAATAACTCAATTGAAGTAAAGAATTATACTTCTTCTTTTGATGAATTATTTGAATCAATTAGTGCTTCTGTACAATCTTTAACATTTAATGAGAACACATATAAAAGAGCCTCTAATTTTACCGCAACAAAATATATTTCAAAAGAAGCTTTGCAAGGTACTTTATTTGATGGAGACATAACTCTCGTTGACCATTATAGTGAAAATATTGTCATGGATGATGAGGGCGTACAGGGTAAAAATATCAATAATACTGCGTTGGGCTATAAACTAAATGGAGAAGGATTACTATTTACAAAAGATAATGGACAAACTTGGGATATTGGCGTAGGACCTAATGGTATTAACGCCGATTACATTAAATTTGGACAATTAGATGCCTCAAAAATTCAAATTGTTGATGGAAATTATATTTATTTCTTATGGGATAAAGATGGTTTAAATGCTTATCGTAACCCTGCAACAAGCACAAATGGTTTAGTTGATTTTGCCCGATTTAATAAATATGGTTTAAGCTTAATTGAAAATAATAATGTTCGTTTGCGCGCGGGATATGAATTTAAAAACGATAACAATAGAAATTACTCTGGCGATTATAAGACTGAATTGGATTTAATTGATCAGAATATTGGTTTTTATTTGTATAATGATAAAGGCCAAGCTATTTTCAAAACTGAAACAGCATCAGATTATTCCGGAGAAGAGGGCGACTATTCTGCAAGACTGTCTCTAACGGGAGAAATGTTTATTACAAACAAAGTATTAGACGGAGAGAATACAGGTCAAAGTTTAAATACAGTTTATGTCTATAATTATAATAATGCTCTGGCCATTGAAAAAATGAATGCATTTTACTTTACAGACAATGAAAGATATACAAGTTACTATAATGAATTTATTAAAACACAAGATATTAATGGCTTAGGAACAATTGTTGTAGGGAAGACATTGATACAAGAGGAAGAAGACTTCTATTTTGAAATTGTTGAAGCGGAGAATTTAGAAATTTGGACTGATGTAAAATTAACTAATAAAAACTACAATATTGAATATCAAAAAACAAATCAAAACTCAGTTAAGAAATTAGACCCATCCCAATGGGCGGCTTACGCAATGTCTTTTACTTCTTATGAAATAACAAAAGAAGAATTAAACACTTTAGATATTCAAAATGGTCGAATTTATTTGTCAAATATTCTTGCAATATTGGAAAATAGAAATGGAATACTTCGTACAGGGGAGACCTTATATTTATTCCAGAGCGTTAAAACAGACACCTTTGACTCTGATGTTATTGTTTATGAAGGTAGTGTACAACAGTTAATGTTTTGTACCGCAAAAAATACAAATGCCTCTTTGAAAACATACTCACAAGATCAGAATAAAATTCCTGTTGAATACTATGATATTGTAGGATTATCAATTGGAAATGAAGTAGAAATGATAGAACAATTATTTTATTTTCAAGAAGGACAAATAGATGGTATTAAATACAACTATTGGAGAAATCAAGAATACACGGGAGAATCTTTTGAAACGGATTATTCTGATATAGAAACGCAAGAAGTTGGAATATTCATTAATAATAAAGCAGGACTGCAGGACGAATATACGATCTCTCCTTCTAATGAGATTCAGAGCCCCGCAACATATATGCGAAACAGAAGTGGCGGAATTAATATCTATGCTGATGATTTCATTATAATTGGAGATTCCATTACTAATGGTTTAAATAATATAACAATATCTGGTGAAACATTTAAAAATGCATATGGAGTTATTGGCGCAGGATTTTCTGAGGAAACAATTAAGATTGAAAATATTCCATTAGCAGGAAAGAAAAATTTAGCCTTCTTTTTGGGAATGAATGATCCATATGAAGAGGATGACACTGATGAAACTTATGTTGACGAGTATTTAAATTTAATTTCTAATGTTGCTGCCTTAGCAGAGGAAATTAATAGTATTTCTGTTGTTTCAATTATTGCAGCAGATGAAAAAATAATTGATGAATATAAAGAAATTACAAATGTGAACATAGAAAAAAGGAACAATGCAATAAAAAGTTTAGCCGAAAAAACAATTCAAGGAGTGCCTATTCAATATATTGATATTTATACAATTTCAAAAAATTATGAGCATTCAGATAGAGTACATCTATCTTCAAATGGAAATATTTCATTATTAAAATCTCTTGATAAAGTATTTAATAATGAAGATTTAGATCAAAGTGTTATTTATAATCCAGATGTTAAAGAGGCCGCGGCAGAAGCACAAGCTGGAGCTGAACGTGTGTTTACAATTGCTTTAAAAGGTAAAGATAGTGGCGGTCAAATAGTATATAATAATATTATTACTGTACTTAAAAATGGCTATCTTTATATGGGCGGCGAATTATTAAATTACTATGGTAAAAAACTTAATATGAAAGATTTTAAGTTATTGCCCGATAAAATTAGGGTTTCAAATCCTCAATTTATTTTATCAAATTCTGGTTATATGTGGATGGATTGGGGCAAGATGTACCAGATTTCTGACGGTAATCTTGCTATGGATAAGTCTCTATTGGATATGATCACTACATTAGGATCAATGGGAAGCTCATCTTACACCAGTGGATACTATTTAATAGATCCGCTTAGTTAAAGGAGTTGAAGGTAATGGCAAATTATTATTATCATCCACTTGGAGATTATGCAATAAATTATCTTAACGGGGACGCGCCGGCAAACGCGCGTCCTCACTCTTATTCATCACACGGATATAGTAAATTAGACTGGGGTTGTGGGGCAGACCAACCAGTTTACTCAATGACCGATGGAACGATTACTACTATAGCTTGTCGAAATAGTGAAAAGCAAGCCGGACTTGTTGTTATAGTAAAAACAGACCGTCATGATGAACATGGCCCAATATTTATCAATTATCTTGAAATGGGTGGTGTATCTGAGAGAATTGCCAATATAATAAAAAATGATATTGGAATTGATATTACTCCAGGACCAGGGAGTTTTGGCCCAATTAATGCTTCTGGAATACCAGATTTTACTCATTCAGATGGAGAAACTTTTATACAACGAGGAGAATTAATCGGATACACAAATAGACATTATTCAAGTTATTCTGCATTACATTTAGACTTCACTTATGGCGACGGCTATAGCCATACTCTTGGAAGTACAGACAGAAATACTTGTTTTAATAGTCCATCTGGTACTCCTCACATAACAGATTTTTCAAAAATTAATGAAGCTTTTTCTATAAATAATGGAGAAGTAAGTGTAAATGATAACCTATTGTGGAAAAATGGAATTTATGTTCCAGATAAAGATGGAGCAAACTTACATTATAAAACAACAGATAGTTTAAGTTATTTAATTTGTTTGCAAAGACCTGTTTTTACTTCTTCATCTTCTGCTTCGGGACAAGTGGCTTTATCTTCTTCTGGAGTAGCTTTTGTAGAGAATATGAATCCAGATGCAGTTAATGCTTACTTTAATAAATTGATGTTAGATAGTTGGATAGGCCCATATCCAAATTCTATTAGTGATGTAAATGCAAATGATGGGCTTCGAAGAGCAGTAGTTCTTTGTACTCGAGAATTAAATTTTACTAGTAAAGGCAATCTTCCGGCAGTTGCTTACGCAAAATTGCTTAGAGCAAAAATGATTGGAGAATCTCGTAGCGGAAATAATATGGGAGAATGGTTTGCTGCACTGCCCGCAAATCAGTTTGCAGAAAAAAATGTATGGATGAATAAACAACTTTCTTCGAGTTTTGATTTATCTTATGCACAGGCGGTGTACAATAATTTAAAACGTCCAGAATTATATGGAAGCTGGTATGGCAGCACAGACGATCCTTTTTATCGAGCTATTGTGCATGCTTGTCAGCAAATACCAATATATAATGTTACAGATGGAGAATATAGACGATATTTATTATATACTCCTTGGGCTTTTGGAATATGTTATCGTCCAGATAGCGGGATCGATTATTCTGTTTACGCTACTGGAAAACCAATCTATAACTTAAGAGGAAACTATATTGCTGGATATAATGATTATATTCTTTTTCGACAGGTTAATGGAGATATGAAATATTATAATTCTAAAGTTTGTGGGTGATGTTATTGTGTTAATAAATAGAAATAAATTAAATCAAATCGACGCTTTAATTGATCAATTATCAAAAAAAAGATTTGATATTCATATTCAATATAAATTTATAAAAATAAGAAAAGCAATAAAGGAAGAAGAAGAAATTTATCAAGAGCAGATTAAATTAAATTGCGAACCTTACTTTGAAAAAGACCAATTTGGTAATCCAATCATGAATGAACAAGGAGGCTTTAAGATTTCTTCAGAGAAGATTAATGAATGTTATTTACTAATGCATCAAATGAACTCCTTAGATATTCAGATTCCAGATATATATTTTTCATTAGATGAATTGGAAAAGTTAGATCTTACTCTTGGTGAACTTTCTTTATTAGAGCCTTTTATTAAATGATTTATAAAAATTATACAAAATTTTATGACAAGACAAAATTATACTTTTGTGTAAAAAGTAGAAATTTTTCGTCTTGTCATTTTTTTATTCAAAAAGTTTTCTTAAAAATCTACCATATTAGTGAAAGATAAAAAATAAAAAAAATAAAAGACAACAGAGAGGTGATGATAAATGTCTTTTAATTATTCAAATCAAAATCAACAAGCTTTTTATAACCCTACAACTGCCACGGCGCCACCAACGCAGTTTCAACAACAAAATGTCCAACCTCTATTCCCTCAGCCACAAGGAAATGTTTACAACATCAATTCAACACTTGAGGTTGCAAACGTTCCTGTGGGTGCAGGCGTTTCGGTTGCTCTTTGTTTACAAGAAGGTCTTATGTATATTAAAACAATGCAAAATGGAAATCCAATGTTTTGGGCGTATAAAATAATGCCTTTTGACACAACAAAGAATCAGCCTGAATCAGAAGAAAAGAAAGAAGATAATCCTTTTGCGGCACAGTTTGAAAAATATGATAACAGATTTAATAAAATAGAGCAGCAAGTAGGAGAGCTTCAAAATCTAATAAAGAAGAATAAAGGAGAGTGGTCAGTATGATGAATATGAATCCAATGCAGTTTATATCTCTTTTGCGTGGCCGCAACCCGCAAGAAATGGTAATGTCTATGGTACAAAATAACGGAATTAATGATCCGATGATTAATGAGCTTATTGGATATGCTCAAAAAGGAGATATTAATAGTGTAACTAAAATCGCAGAAAACTTTTTTGGACAGAGAGGACAAAATTTTGGTCAGGAATTTAATGCTTTCATGTCCATGTTAAAGTAATTGCGATTTAAAATAAAAATTTTATAATTTAAAGGAGGTCTTGTTTATGGAGGAAAAAGGTCTTACAGTAGCAGATGCGTTGGCACTTAGAGAAGGTGGTAACGGAGGTAATTATGGCGACGGTATGTTTGGAGGCAACGGCGCATGGTGGGTAATTATCTTAATTCTTTTCTTCGCTATGGGCGGTAGAGGTTTTGGTAACGGCTACGGCGGAAATGGCGGCAACGATTGTGGAGGTGTGAATACAGTGGTAGTACCAGCAGGTCTTGGTGGCTTTGGTGGAGGCTACGGCGGTTATAGTCCATGTTGCACACCAGCCACACAACAGTCAATGACAGATGCATTCAATTTTAATCAATTAGATAATGGACAGAGAGGTTTAGAGAGAGGTTTGTGTGATGGTTTCTATAGTGTAAATCTTGGTATTACAAATCTTGGTACGCAGATGCAGCAAGGTTTCTGTGCAACTGATAGAGCTAATCTTCAGAGCTTTAACGGTATCCAGTCAACTCTTTGTCAGGGATTTAGCGGCATAGACGCAGCTATCGCCCAGACAAATTACAATCTTAAGGATTGTTGCTGCGATACAAGACAGGCAATCACAGAAAATAGATTTACAACTCAGACAGGATTTAATGCTCTTCAGAATCAGCTTGCTTCTTGCTGTTGCGATCTTGGTAGAGGTCAGGAGAACATTAAGTATGCTCTTGCTCAGCAGACTTGCGACATTATTTCTAATGCTGATAAGAATACCGATAGAATTATCAATCATCTTGTTCAGTCTGAAATGGAAAAACTTAGAACAGAACTTCAGTCTGCTCAGTTCCAGCTTTCACAAAACTCTCAGACACGCGCTTTAATCGAGCAATTACAGCCTTGTCCTAAGCCAGCTTATTTAACTTGCTCACCTTATACAACTTATCCTCAGCCTTTTAGCGGATTCGGTAACGGCTGCGGCTGTTAAGGAGGGGATGCTATATGGGATGCCCCAATAATTCAAAATACCTTTGTGAGAGAGTAATTCTCTCACAAGCGGTAACTTTTGCAGGAGATACTCTTACTATCAATATTCCTGCCGGCTCATATGGCAATAAAGAAAAGTATTGTTTAATTGTAGCACAAGAGATTCCAGATGAAACAACCATCGCGGCAACTGTAGTGATTACAATTGGTACCGATACAACAGAGTATCCTTTATTGACTTGCTGTGGTTCAGAAGTTACTGCGGGACAGATTGAATATCGAAGAAAATATCCAGTAGTTGTTTGTACAAGTATTGCTTCAGGCGCTTTCAGAATTACTGAAAAAATCTGTTGTGGTAGAACTCTTGTCGCACCAGCTCTTCCTATTGAGGCTGCAGCTGCTGGTGGTGCGGAGGGATAATGTATGGATAAGTTAATGGAAAAGGTTAAAAAAGAACTTGAAAATATTGCTGAAAAAGGTTTAAGTGCTTCTAATTTAGAAACTACTTATAAACTAATTGATATTTATAAAGATATCAAAGAAGCAGAATATTATGAGAGCGAAATTAAAGAAGAGCAAGGAGGTGACTATAGTATGCCTCAGAGAAGAGATAGTAGAGGACGCTATATGAATGATGGATATGATAGATATTATGATCCAATGATGCATGGTGGTTATGACAACAGAGGTTATGATAACAGAGGTTATGATAATAGAAGTGGCCATGGCGGCACATGGGAAGCGCAAGGAAGATACAATAACTATCCTTTCTTAGATGAGCGTTCTGAACGCTATATGGAGCGCATGATGGAAGGCATGGATGCCTATAATGAAGGTCGTGATAGATATCGCCATGGAGAGAATGATACTCGCATGATGGATGGTATTGAAATGGCCATGGCGGCAGTGTGTATGTTTGTAGAATCAATTGCTGAATTTGCAGAAACACCAAAGGAAAAAGAAATTATTAGAAAACATCTTGAAAAAATGAAGAAAATCTAATGTGGGAATATTATAATGCCAATCCTTTGGGACGCAATGTAAATGATTGCACAGTACGAGCGATATCACTTGCCACAGAAAAATCATGGGACGAAACGTATAAAATATTATCTGAATATAGTAGATTGCAGGGGATCACTTTTTCAGAAGTGGAGTTTATAAATGACTTTCTTGCTGACCGCTACGAAAGATTTTGTCCGCCGCGAAAAACGGAGACAATAAGAGATTTCATGAATATGAAGCTTGACGGAAGATGGCTGATAACGATGCGCGGACATATTACTTGTGTAGTTGATGGGATTTTATACGATACTTTTGATTGTTCAGAAAATTTTATATGGTGTATTTACAAAGTAAAATAAAAAGGGAGCAGACTTCTGCTCCCTTTTCTTTATTCAAACATAATTATTTTAGATTGATTATGGTCGTGGACTGCCCATGCTCCAATTAGTATTGCATCTGCTTCATCTTGAGTGACACTAATATCATAAAGTTTTTTAACTTTTAATTGAGCATTTTTCTTTTTATCTGTTCTTTGTTTTCCCTTGATTTCACTGTGGGCGCGCCATGTTGCCGGCGGTACTATTTTATATACAATACCTGTTTCAAAACAATAATTTTTTAAAACACCTTGTAAGGCGGCGAGTTTTTTAAAGGTAATGACACCTTCATTCTCTTGTCCACTTACTGTTCCAAACTTTTGGAGTTGGATATCTTCAAGAACTACTAAATCTGGTTTCCATCTATCTATCATGCAGGCAACCCAAGCTTTTGTTTGAGTAATTCTTTCTGTACTATGATTTCCATTGGAACTCCATTTACCATAAGTTACGAGCTTTTCATTGTCAAAAATAGCATATCCACTTGTAATACTAGCCTGATCAAGAGCAAGTATTCTATAACCATTTTTCTTCACTGGAGAAATAGGCACATTTTTTAATGGATTATTTTCACAAGTTAAACACTTATGGCCGCGCCGCCATTTTTCTAAAGAATAATAATTATTATGTCCTTCAGGACACTTAAAGTGCATTTCGGTCTTTAAATTGGTATAGGTCTCTGTTAACAGAGACCATCCCGCGTCTTCAACTTCCTTTTTTATGTCTTCATATTTGAATTTTGCCATTTACATCATTCCTGGTCTGTAGAACCAAATCCGCCTTCACCACGATCTGTATTATCAAGCTCATTTGTTTCGATCCAGTTAATCATTGGTACTGGCATAATAACCATCTGTGCAACTTTATCTCCTTTAGAAATATTATAAGTAAGATTTCCAGTATTTTCCATAATTACACAAACTTCTCCACGGTAGCCGGCATCAATAGTGCCAGGAGTATTTGCAACTCTCATAGCAGTCTTAAGGCTCATGCCACTACGAGGTCTAATCTGAATTTCATAACCAGTAGGAATTGCTACCTTTAAACCAGTTCTAACAAGAACTGTAGTATGAGGTTTAACCGCCATATCTTCAATCGCATAAATATCTGCACCGGCGTCTGTTGTATGTGCATATTCTGGAATAACTGCATCTTCATGAATCTTCTGTACCTTAACATCAATCAATTCTCTTGGAATCTTTACTACAGAGGAAATAAGAGAAGCAGACTGGGAAAGAATACCAGTAAGAATATCTTTCTTATTTGCAGACAGCGAATCATCTTGATTAATTTCTGCAATCATTTTTTCTACTCCTTCAAGCTCTCCCTGAAGGTTTTCAACAGGGGATAAAGCAAGTTGAGCAAGAATTTCTTTTCTTACAGCATTTGATCCAAATGCCTTTTCCAATTCTTTCTTCATTTTTGGATAAACTGCATTAAATTGATTATCGGGTAACTCCAAAAGCTGAATAAGCTGCTCCATTGTCTGATCAGTTCCGGGCATTTCTGTTAGTGTTTTCTTTAAATTACTATTCATTATTTTCTTTCCTCCTTAAACTAATTCCTCTATAATTTCATCAATTACCCCATATTTAAGAGCCTCTTCTGCTGTCATCCATAAGTCATCCTTTCTATGCTTCTTATAATCATCTTCAGTAAGTCTTGTTTGCTTTAAAGTAATTTTGCGAAGCATTGAAAGCTGCTTTTCATAAAACTTAACGCCCTGAAGGAACTTGTGCGCATCTCCACCGTCTTGTGCGCAACCTTCATGGAACAAATAAGATGAATGAGGATAACCATATCTTTTATGACCAGCACTTCCGATAAAGAATGCTCCACTATATCCTCTTCCAATTGTAACTGTCCACACAGGCGTCTTTGACATTCTAATAGAGTCAATAATGCTAAAAGTTGCATTAATATCGCCACCGGGGCAATCAATATAAATCTTAATTGGCTTTCTTTCTTCTACGGGAACTTCATCTATATCATCTACTGTATTCCAAAATCTAATTGCATCTGAAAAATTAATTGCGGAACCAGGCTTTATTTCATCACATAAATAAAGTGATCTTTCTAAGAAATTTAGTGTATCTACGCTCTTCTCGGGATCAATTTGACCTTCAGGACTTGTAAGCATTTCCAATACAGACTCTCCACAACAATCACAATTGTCTGTCATTTCTGTATAAAGTTCTTCTACTGCCTTCTGCACTTCCTCGAGAGGAATCGGCTTTCCATTTTCATCTAAAAAATTAATCTGATTCTTTTCCATTGTTTGTATCCTCCAATGATGCGATTTCTGCTTTAATATTTGAAATTTCTGTCATTAGCTCACTAATATTGGGATTTAAGATAAAGGTTTGTAAGCTTTTTGACAATTCAGTTTCTTTTTCTTTTAATTGAAATTTTAAAGTTTCTAATCTGGTCATCTTTATCCCTCCTTTTATAATATAATTATATCATAATTATTCCCAAAAGTCAATGGAACGAGTGTCCAAAGTTTTGGGATTTTGTTTTAAAAGAAGACGAAGATTTCTTTTGGATGCAACCATATCCTCAAGTGTCGATATATCTTTATTCTTTCCATAGAATTCATAGAAGGACTCTTGCCCTTTACTTCTACTCCAATTAAAAATATCTTCCCATAAACTAAACAAAGGAATAGCTCGTAAATCAATTTGATTAAATTTTTGATGAGTTAATTGTATTCTTTTTCCATCATGCTTAGCAATAAGAATCATTTTTACAATTCGTTGAAGATAGACACTTGGATTCATATCAGATTTCCTTGGCTCGGCGGCGAAAAATATATTTTCATAATAATAATTTTCAAAGAAATCTTTTGAGAATTCAAAATTTACGATCATTCGTTTATCACTTATATTAGTGATAGGGAAAAATTTTCTAAATGTTTCTTCGTCTTTTGCAATTAAAGGATGTAGAAATCTTATATTATAATCTTTCTTATATTCCTTTACAAAATCTTCTGCATTCGGTACATACAAAAAATTTTCGTCTACAACATAAATATAAGTACAATTTTTTTTAAAATCTGTGAAATCATTATTCTCTATTCTTATTAAAGAATTTCTTTCTATCTGCTTAAATTGCATTAGATTTTTTATCTTTCCCTCTACCTCTCCAGTATACGGAAAATAGCTTGGTGGCATGGCGGCAATTTCTGGTTTTAATGGCGTGAATTTGCGATAAAATCCATAGCCATAAATTTGAACTTGCTCGCCACTTAGAGATAAATGTTTAGGAATGGCTTGTTTAGGATTATTTTTAAAATAAATAATTTGATTATATCTACCTAAGTTATTTTCTTTTGGCATTCCCATTTTTACAATATCACCACGCTGATAATGGTAATTAAAAACTTTCATAAGTTCGAGGTTCGGAGGTTCAAACTTCTTGCTATGAAGAAGATCTATATCATATAAATAAATACTTGCCATTAATCTACCTCCGTACGTTCTGTTTGGTTTTCTGTGATAAATCCATTGTCACTCATTTCAATAATTTTTTCAAAGAGCGGCCATTCAGTATTCTTATATTTTTTAGGAATGAAATTGTCGTCTCTTCTGATACCAGTAATAATCAATTTATTACCTCTCTGAAAAAAGCTCTTTTCTACTACTGTCTTTGTTCCATCAGGATTTTTTCTTGCAATCTGTCTGTCCCAAATTGCATACTGATTTTTCCAAACCTTTACAGTTACAACACCATCTGGAGTAAGTAGAATTACACTACTTTTATTTTTATCCTTATCAATAACTGTTCCTGCAATACGAGAGATTTTATACATATTAATCTTTTTATCATCCTTTTCAAAAGAACGCTCAATTTCAGGCTCTTCTGATAAATCAAAGAAATTAACAATATCATAAACTTCGTTCTTTAAATTTTTAAGCTCGTGTTCATGATAATAGAAGCCTAAAGAGTCCATTTCCCACTTACTAATACTTCCTTCTGTATATTTTTCTGCAACCAATTCTACAAGTTTTGCATTGAGTGTATTCAGAATTTCTTGCTGATTTTTCTTCATCCAATCTCTAACTGGATCCATAGCTTTCTTATAAGTATTATCCCAAGTAGACTGAGAAATTAATGCTGTTTGTTCATCACCATTTACAACAACATTTTTTAACACACTATCGTCATAATTTTCTGTGAAGAATCTCATGGCAATTGAGTCAAGTCGATAATCAGAACCTTCCTTAAACTTTTTTATATACTTATTGAAATTAAATACTTTAACTTCAAAAGAGTATTCTTCTGGGATTAAATCAAGTTCAATTAATTTCTGCATATTTTGTAAAGTAATTCTCTTCTTCTTATCTGCAATCAGCTCAAGATAATCATTCATCGCCGCCTCACGATTACCGCACAACGAGTCAAATGCTCCAGATTTAATCAGTGCAATCATCTGTGTTTTATTAACCTTAATTTTTCCTAAGAAATCTTCAATTGAAGTATAAGGTCTCTTTGAAATAATATCATAAACAAGTTGTGTACCAATTCTTGTAATACCCTTCAATCCATATACAATAGAATTTTGTTCAAGGTCGGGCGCAAAGATTAAAGAAGAACGATTAATATCTGGCGGCAATACTGAAATGCCCTTTTTCTGCGTTTCTCCAATTGCCGTACTAATCTTACCATAGTTTACACTCTTATTTTTCTTCTTTTCAGTTTCTTCTTCATCATCATCTACATCATCTGCATCCATAAGTTCTGCACCGCCGGCGTTTACAATAAGACAAGCACAATTCCAAAATACCTCTGGGAAATTTGTTGCAAGATAAAGAGTTTGAATACCTACGAAACTATATGCAAGAGCATGAGGTTTTGCAAATGCATATGACATCTGTGGCTCCATGACTGTTTCCCATACATATTCTCCAAGCACTCTATTTGGACACTGAGAAATAAACTTCTCTTTAAGCTCTGGAACTTTCTTAACCTGCTTTTTAGCCACAATCTTTCTTGCCATATTTGCTTCAGCAAGAGTAAAATGAGCAATATTCTTATCCATACATACTTCCATAAGATCCTCTTGGCTACAGGGCGTTCCGAAGTTGGGAAGATAATATGGTTCAAGAATTTTAATTTCTTCTTCAGATAATCCTCTATTTCTTACCTCTCTATACCATAATTGCATATCATTCTTAAGGCGGCAATATCTATCCATAGGACGCTCTTTGCCTTTTTCGCCCATAAGACGCATAAGAGCATTAGCAGAAGTTAACTGAACAGGATCTCTTGGTTTAATTTGTTTTGCAGTTGCCAATCCTACACCAGTGCTAAACTGGAATACATCCATTACTGTACCATTTCCAAGCGCATCCCACATACGATTATCTTCAAGGTTTAATACAGCTGGATGGAGATATTGGTCATAAACCTGTCTCAACCCTAAATCTCTTTCAAAAAATCCATCTTTCTGTAACATATCAATGCAAATAGTAATTTTATCGCAAATTTCAGTAACGAGGAAGTCATATTTTACGTCGCCGCACTGCTCGCTCATATGAAGATCAAACTGTGTAGTCAAATCTCCATTAGGACTTCTCATTAATGCATTAGTGTCATAAGGAGAATTATTATAAAGAATTACACCAGAAGCATGCTGTCCTCTTTTGCAAATAAGTCCTTCAATGGATTGAATAATCTTTAACAGTCCCGGATACTTACTTACTTCCTTTATAAAAGTTTCATTGGGATTTCTATCTTTCTCCTCATTACCATAAACTACATCATGAATTGACCACAGGAAACCTCTTTCCATTGGAATAAGACCACTTAAAAACTGAGCTGTTTCTACTTCAATACCATCAGGATATTCTTCACTTCTATAACCACGACATGCAGCGGCAATAGCTGAACGAGTTCCTTCTGTACCAAAAGTACAAACTTGTACACAATTAAGTTCTCCTCTTTCTTTACGAATTGCTTCAAAGATTTTTTTACGCTTTGAGGGGGTTAAATCAGTGTCGATATCAGGGAGCTCCACTCGATCCTCATTTAAAAATCTCCAGTAAGGAAGATTCCAAACCACTGGGTCAAGCTGTGTAATACCTAAAAGATAATTAGATAAGAAACATACTGCGGAACCTCTTCCAGGCCCTACA